TATAAATAATATAAATGCGGATAATATTGCTAATGGTAATACAAATAAGTTTATTGTAAATAATGTACATGATAGCGATATAACAATAACAGGAAAAATAACAGCTAATGATTTGGAAGTTACTGGAACTAGTGTAACACTCAATTCTGATGTTTATGTAACAGAACAATTGCAAGTTATAAATACAGATAATAGTACAGCACTTTACATAAAACAAGACAATGCCGTAGGTGATATCATTAATGTTTTTAATTCTTCTTCGCAAGTTTTTAGTATCTTAAATAATGGAAATGTTGGGATTGGTGTTACAGAACCAGACGAAAAATTAAATATAGTAGGAAATATTAATGTAATAGGAAATTATATGAAAAATGGAGAATTGTTAAATTATTCAGATATTGATGGAATACTTTCTATTTCAAAAGGTGGTACAGGTTCTGATAATAATAATGAAGCAATTAATAATTTATTACCTTCTGCATCTATAGATCAGTATTTAAATTTTAATGGTACAAATTGGATATCATATACTTTACCATCTTATAGATTAGTTGAAGATAGTTATACAATAACTCAAAATAATACACATGATACTAATAATTCAAATTATACAACTAATACATCAAACCTTGTATCAACAAGATTGAACGATAGTTATACAAAAACTGAAGTTGATACTAAGGATACTAATAATTCCAATTATACAACTAATACATCAAACTTTGCATTTACACAATTGAACGATATATATAATAAGTCTCAAGTTGATACAAAAGATACTAATAATTCTAATGTTATTTCTACGCGATTAAATAATATATATAATAAGTCTGAAGTTGATACAATAGATACTAATAATTCTAATGTTATTTCTACACGATTAAATAATACTTATACAAAAACTGAAGTTGATACAAAAGATACTAATAATTCTAATTATACAATTAATACATCAAATTTTGTATCTACGCGATTAAATAATACTTATACAAAAACTGAAGTAGATTCAAAAGATACTAATAATTCTAATGTAATTTCTGCAAGATTGAACAATATATATGATAAGTCTCAAGTTGATACAAAAGATACTAATAATTCTAATGTCATTTCTACACGATTAAATAATACTTATACAAAAACTGAAGTTGATACAAAAGATACTAATAATTCTAATCTTATTTCTACACGATTAAATAATACTTATACAAAAACTGAAGTTGATACAAAAGATACTAATAATTCTAATTTCATTTCTACGCGATTAAATAATACTTATACAAAAACTGAAGTTGATACAAAAGATACTAATAATTCTAATGTAATTTCTATACGAATCGATGATATATTACCATCAACTGCTTTGAGTGGTGAATATTTAAAATATGATGGTATTGATTGGGTATCCAGTACAATAGATATTACTACTGATGGTGCAAGTGGTAGAGCATGGAGCAAATGGTCCTCTATTGGTGTAGGAAATAATATTTATTACGGTTCGAGTGTTAAAATAGGAGGTGATAAAGAAATTGAATCAATTGGTTCTGGTGTAGCACTTGAAATAACAGGAGACCTAAGAGTAACAGGTACGATAACATGTGGTTGGGATGGAGATGGGGGGGATAATACAGGACATGGTGAAGGAGGTTCTGGTGATGGGGGGTATTGGATAGAAGTAGGAACTAATGAGGATATTTATTATGCTTCAAATATTAAAATAGGAGGAGATAGTAATATTGTGCCTACTCAAAAATTAGAAGTAAGTGGAAATATTGATGTTATAGGAAATTATATGAAAAATGGAGAATTGTTAAATTATTCAGATATTGATGGTGTACTTTCTATTTCTAAAGGAGGAACAGGTGCAATTAATAAAAGTGACGCAATTAATAATTTATTACCGACCGCATCAACAGATCAGTATTTGAATTTTAATGGTACAAATTGGATATCATATACTTTACCATCTTATAGATTAGCTGAAGATAGTTATACAAAAACCGAAGTTGATAGTAAGGATACTAATAATTCTAATTATGTATTAAATACATCAAATAATATATCAACAACTATTAATAATTTACCAATATATAGACTCGCGGTCGATAGTTATACAATAACACAAAATGATACTCAAAATACAAATACTTCAAATTTTATATCTACAAGATTGAACAATATATATGATAAGTCAGAAGTTGATGTAAAAGATACTAATAATTCTAATCTAATTTCTACTCGATTGAACGATACATATGATAAGTCTCAAGTTGATACAAAACATACAAATAATTCTAATTATACAATTAATACATCAAATTTTGTATCTACAAGATTGAATGATACTTATATAAAACTTGAAGTTGATACAAAAGATAGTAATAATTCTAATGTTATTTCTGCAAGATTGAACGATACTTATATAAAGCTTGAAGTTGATTCAAAAGATACTAATAATTCTAATATTATATCTGCGAGATTAAACAATATATATGATAAGTCTGAGGTTGATGTAAAAGATACTAATAATTCTAATGTTATTTCTACGCGATTAAACAATACATATGATAAGTCTCAAGTTGATACAAAAGATACTAATAATTCTAATGTTATTTCTACGCGATTAAATAATATATATAATAAGTCTGAAGTTGATACAAAAGATACTAATAATTCTAATGTTATTTCTGTGCGATTAAACAATATATATGATAAGACTGAAGTTGATATAAAAGATACTAATAATTCTAATTATACAATTAATACATCAAATTTTGTATCTACAAGATTGAACGATACTTATATAAAGCTTGAAGTTGATTCAAAAGATACTAATAATTCTAATGTTATTTCTGCAAGATTGAACAATATATATGATAAGTCTGAAGTTGATGCAATAGATACTAATAATTCTAATGTTATTTCTACGCGATTAAACAATATATATGATAAGTCTGAAGTTGATACAATAGATACTAATAATTCTAATATTATATCTGCGAGATTAAACAATATATATGATAAGTCTGAAGTTGATACAATAGATACTAATAATTCTAATATTATATCTACGAGATTAAACAATATATATGATAAGACTGAAGTTGATACAATAGATGCTAATAATTCCAATGTTATATCATCAAGAGTTACAGCATTAACTACAACTGTTTCGACAAATAATACAAACTCTTCTAATTATACAAATAATACTAGCAATTTAATATCTACAAGAATTGATAATATAAATGCAGATAATATTGTTAATGGAACAACAAATAAGTTTATCGTAAATAATATATATGAAAACGATATATCTATAAATGGAAAAATAACAGCAAATAATTTGGAAGTAACAGGAACAACCATAACACTCAATTCTGATGTTTATTTTACAGAACAGTTGCAAGTAATAAATACAGAAAATAGTACAGCTTTTTTTGTAAAACAGGATAATGAACTTGGTAATATTATTAATGTTTCTAATGCTACGTCACAAGTTTTAACAATATTAAATAATGGAAATGTTGGGGTTGGAAATACAAATCCAACTTATCCATTATCAATTGGTAATAATAGTATTGAAGGAAGTGATGGTAAAATATATATTGGAAAAAAATCAGGGAATGGTTCATCAAGAAGTTTTACAATTGGATATAATTCTACATATGATATCTGTTTTAGCGATCAAGGAAGTAAAGAAATATTTAAAATGAATTTTAATGCTCCTGCAAATAGTTTTGTTATAATCAATACTGGTAATGTTGGTATTGGAACAACTAACGCAACCCATAAACTAACAGTTGAAGGGAATACTTCAATAAATGGAAACGTGGCATCAACCTCTATAAATACAGGAACGATAACATCAGGTGATATAAATGCGACTGGTAATATAACAGCAACTGGAACTATATCTTCTGGATATTCAGACAATAGATTGAAATCATTTTTTTCAATAATTGATAATCCTCTTGGATTTGTAAATAAACTCAATGGTTTTTATTATACACCTAATGATTTAGCATTAAGTTTTGGAATTGTAGATAAGGTAAAAGAGGTAGGTTTAAGCGCTCAAGAGGTTCAAAGTGTTTTTCCTGAGGTTGTAAGATTAGCGCCGTTTGATAGTATGTTAGATACAAGTAATAATATTGTTTCTAAAACAGGAGAAAATTATTTAACAATATCATATGAAAGATTAGCACCATTATTTATAGAATCTATCAAGGAACTTAATAAAAAAATGGATGCTATGTCAATAGAATTGGAAGAACTTAGAAAACTCAAATGAGTACATAATATTTTAATTCTGTAAATATATAAATTATCAAATTTTTTTATAATAAATTAAATTATGTACTCACTTTTAATAGTTGCAATAATATCATCTTTTGACTATATAAAGAGTATTATTAATAACTAAATATACAATGGAAGGTTTAATAGATACGAGAAATGAATATATTGAACATATACAAGATATAATGGGAATTGCTATTTCTAAACGAATAAATGCTATATGGTCGGAATGTTTTCTTGCGAATAAAGGTGTTAAAGGTTTTCAAAATGAATTATATGATGTAAAAAAATGGAATAATAATATTGTTAATGACGAATATAAGAAAATAGTTAAAAATACAAAATGTAAATATTTGTTAAACTTAATTAAAATTATTATCATTACAACTATTAAAATTAAGATATACGAATATAAAGACCAATTTGATAATATTAAAATTAAAATTCCAAATCCTGAAGATTTCGTTCATAAATGTTTTATAAATGTAGCTTCTTTTTCTTGGAAGAATGCCTATCTTTTCAATAATAAAAATATCAAAGATGCTGAGTATCAAAATAATCTTAATATAATTGAAGAAAATATAAGGATAATAATAAAAAAAACATTTAGAGACTTTATACCTTTTGATGAAATATTTAATCAAATAGAGGATAACTTATCTGAAAATGTTAAACAATTTAAACAATGTGATGATAAAAAACATTATAATAATAGTTATAAAAAAATATCAAAACATAAAAAAAATAAAGAAGATGTTAAAATAAAAGAAAAATATACAAAACAAAAACTTGAAGAAGATGTTGTTTTTAGAGATGAAAGTGAAGATGATAATGAAGATGAAATTGAAGAACCCGATAATGATAATGATAATGATGATAATGATGATAATGATAATGATGATAATGATGATAATGATGATAATAATGATAATGGTGATAATGGTAACGATAATGATGGAGAAGATAATGATGGAGAAGATGATGATGGAGAAGATGATGATGGAGAAGATGATAATGATGATAGTGATGTAGATGCAGAAATAGATAATGTATTCAATAAAACTTTTCAAGAAATTGAAGTTAAAAAAATAAATGACGCTGACGATACAGAAGAAATTATAAAATATGAAGTTAATAACATCATCGAATATAAACTAAATGATGTAATAAAAGAAAATGATGTAATAAAAGAAAATGATGCTATTCAAGAAAATGACGTAATTCAAGAAAATGACGTAATTCAAGAAAATGATGTAATTCAAGAAAATGATGTAATTCAAGAAAATGATGTAATTCAAGAAAATGATGTAATTCAAGAAAATGAAATTGAAAGTAATGAAACAAGTGATTCTGAAAATAGTGAAGAAAATATAGAAATAGAAAAAAGTATATTATATAATAGTAATCAAAATATAGAAATAGAACAAAATATATTAAATGAAGATTTTAATAAGGATAAAAAAGCTTTATTCGATATTTATCATACAGAAACCAAAAAGCAACAATATAATGAACTCAATCTGGATGAAAAGAATATATATATACATGATAAAAAAACTAATAATAAGACGAAGGATTATACACAAAAAGAAAATGATGATGAAAAAAAATATCTCAAAAAAATATCCGAAGTTCAAAATAAAGAAAATCCCGAAGAAAAACAAGATGATAATGTGAAAAATATACATATTACCGAAAATGCTTATATGAGAAATAATAAAAAGTTAAGTTTTTTTTAATATTTCTCATTCTTTTTTACTTTAATTAATTTTGAATTTTTTTTTTTCATAAAAACTCCTGGGTCAAAATCCTCAGTATCTTCGTCTTCATTCTCATTCATTAATCCCATTAAATCGCGTTGATCTTGTAAAGATTGCATTTCCCATAATTCTGGAGAACACATTTTATAGTTACTATCTTGTGCCTTGTACCAAAATACAATATCATTTATATTATTTGACTGTACTTTGTTGTCAATTACTAGACATTCGAAGTTTTCAGTACATTGATTCATAACTTGATTAAATACATCAAATGTAGGAAACATACCTGCATAGTGATTATAAATCTTCTCTCTTTCTTTCACTATATTATTTCTAAAAATAAAAACATAATCTATATTTGATCTTAAATCTGGAGGTAATGCTAAACCATGTTGCATAGTGATTAGTAAAAAAATCTTATAATGTCTTCCGTTCATAAAAATACATCTTATATTTTTATCTGACATTGCAGATTTATTATACATACAATCATCTAAAATAAGGAATGCCCGAGGGTCTATTGTAGATTCTCCTTTTTTAGCCATTTCTCTTTTTCTATTATTTGTTATTGTTATTTGTCTTGTTAAAAATTTACTTATTAACTTTTCTTCCAATTCATCATATATTAACATTTTAGGAACAAAGTTTTCAAAATATCCATTTGCACGTTCTGTTGGAGATACTACAACGCCGACAGGAATATCTCTATTATAATTTAAAACATCTTTTAGACAATAACTTTTTCCAGTATTTCTCTTTCCTATAAAAACTACAACCGAATCATTTTTTATTTTTGATGGATCAAATTTTCGTAATTCTAACTTCATTTAATTAGTTATAATAAAAATAATATAATAACTAGACCACACACTTTATAAGATATAAAGATATTTTGCGAATATTAAATAAATTATGAAACAT